AAATCATTGAACGAGTAGTGGTGTTTTCAAACTAGATGGGAGTACGAGGTTGGTCAACTTCTACATCCTAAGGGGAGGGAAAACATGAACGGACGTAAAGCGGAAGAAGTACTACGTGGGTTAGACGCTACCCAACAAAACCGTCTGGATATGTACTTAAGGAACCTTTCTACGGACAAGGACCCTGAAGTATTCGATAACCATCTCAGAGATTATCTAATCTCAGTTTCTCATGACGGAGGTACTAGGATTAGGAGAGTTAACGCTATGCTTGATTCTTTAAAATGGAATCAATCTAAGTATCAATACTCACTAATTAAGAGTCAATTTCAGAGATTTGCTGATGCAAATGTGACTTGGTTCGGATGGAATGAGAATTATAAGAAAGCTAAATCCAATTTCATGTCTGAAGTGTCAAATTGGAATCTTTTGTGTCTTAGATACGGTAGAAATGCTAGTATCGAAGACTGTCTACCGAGGAAAGACACCCATGCTGGCTTTTCTTACATCTTAACAGGTAAGAAGAGGAAGGGTGAGTACTGCGAGGGACTACTCCAAGAGTATCAAAGAGAAGTCGAGGAGGCTAGAACCAATGGTACGTTTAATAAACCTATCCTTATTGGTTCTAGAACTCAAGCATCTGTACCCGTTGACCCATTTACTGGTGAGGGGTTATCTATGAGTGTTGAGGAAGCTGATAAGTTAAAGAAAAGTAGGTTAGTATCTATGATTGATATTTATCAGGTACTAGCTGAGACTACAGTGGCAAGACCATTCCAGCAGAAGATGGCTGATACCACATGGTATGCTGGAGGAAAGGCGGATTCAACAATAAATAGTCTAATTCAAGAGCAAAGAAGGAGATACTCAAGTTGGGTGACTCTGGATTACTCTAAATATGATCAGTCAATTTCAGACTGGTTAATTAGAGATGCTTTTGATATTGTCAGAGCAGCTTTTCAAGAGTATGGTTGGGATGAAGAACTATTCAAAATATTTAGGGAAGATTTTATAAATAAGGTCTTCATAACACCTGATGGGGTTGTTGAATCTCACAAGGGTGTACCTTCAGGTTCTATGTTCACACAGATCATTGACTCTATCGTAAATAGGTTGATGATTGATACTTACATGTACTCTATAGGTATTAGTGATTATACTATGCAGATAATGGGCGATGATAATCTAATCTTCTATAATGGATGGTTAGATTTATTTTCATTAGCTACTTATCTAGAGAGGAATTTCGGTATAATTATGAACCCTGATAAAGCTGATTTTGGTTCACATGATGTGGATCCATTATTTCTGTCAAGGTATTGGACACCTAGAGGTGTATG